CGTATAGAGGCCGCTAAAGCAGCCGTGGGACTTGAAATGGTGCAGAATAGTGTGACAAAGTGCAATAAAGTGTGGAAAAGTGTGACCATTTGAGCATAGCCTCTCCAACCACCGGTCTTGACTCTGCAAACACTCGAGATTCTACTATGGGATCAGTCTAATTTGAACCATTTTCACCATTGGATCAGCGTTCTAGACTGGATACCAATGCGTATACAGTGGCCCCGCTGCAGGGGTTCGTGTGCTATGTATGTGTATACTAGCTTATACCAGCTTGTAGTATGTGTGTAAGATGTCGTATACAGTGTGACGATCAGCTCTGAGTCTACGTGCAACCATATCTACACAGTGGCAATGCTGCCACGATTCTAACACACTGAGTCTGAATTGTCTGTTCATACTATAATAACGCCTTAGCACACTGGGATGTTGACATAGGCCCCGCTGCTGTATATACTAAAACAGCCAAAAATCATTGACAAGATATCAAATCTATCGTATAATATACACATGCAGAAGAAAAGAATCTTATCTGCCAGCCGTGAACCCAATATGCAGCTACCTCTGAGGAGACCTATGACATTACCTGATGAAAGATATCGTGCTGTTGTGCAGACCCGGAGGTTCTTGATGGATCTCTGTAACTCACAGCACACTCCCCGAGTACCAAAATTGATTCGAGACACAGCCCGTAGTATGCTGCGTCACTATCCCTCAGACTGGGACATGAACCGTGCAGCTGAAGGTGCACCAGAGGTGTTCCAGGAACGCATGGAGGATCTTCACCGTTTCGTAGCTACAGGAGTTCGTGCCACAGCTGACAACGAAGCTGCAGAGCTGAATTCACTCCAGGGATACAAGGACATGTAACAAGTTTCGGGCCCCTAGCTCATGTTGGTTAGAGCAGTGGACTCATAATCCATTGGTGCCGTGTTCGACTCACGGGGGGCCCACCACCACAGTGTAACAGCAGCAGCCCTTAGCTCAGTTGGATAGAGCAACAGCCTTCTAAGCTGTAGGCCACTGGTTCGAATCCAGTAGGGCTGGCCATCACCGCAGCATGCAGCAGCACAGGGACTTCACAGTGTACAAGCAGCCCAATCCCATGGACCCGTGGGATCCATTCAGACGTTGGTGCGCTGTGGCCCCTGCAGCGTGTGGCTGTGCTGCTGTGCTGTGATCGTGTGCGCAGCTGTCAAGTGGATCACCATCTAGCATGCAGCATGCTAGAGAGGGGCTGAGAGCGCGAGAATCCTGAGAAACCCAGGGCCCTCTAGGGTCTTTTCCCATTTGGTTGACACTTTGGGTCTAAGCTGCTATAATACGTTTTTAACAAGGAAACACATGTCAAGACATCATTTAGTAGTATTTGCAAACTATTGCAGAGACACAGGCTTTACGCTTGTAGAGGCCCTCAAGTACGTGGGAGACAATTTAGAGACAGACGCAGTTAGCGATGACGTTGCGTATGCGTATGAGAGCACCTACGAGGAGCTTATGCAGTTTGTAGAGACCCAGCGCTGATCAGGGTCATTGTGCAGCACACTTGACATTTTGGCGAGTGTGTGCTATAATACATTTTTAAACACGCAATAGGAGCGAAAACTATGCAAACAATGTACGTGCTGCAAGCGCAGGGGCTGGGGGACAACGAATACGAGTTTTACAACGTAGGGGTATACGATAGCACTGCCAATTTGGAACGTGCTAAACAAAAGTTTACACAGGAGTGGGCTGAGGGCGGGCTTGAGGACGTAGTACTTAACGTTGAGGAATACCTAGTTAACGCATAACCCTGCAGCCCCTAGGGGCTTTTGCGCAGCAGTTGACACTTTGGTGAACCTGTGCTATAATACACACTTAGCAACAAAGGAGCGCGAGATGGCATTTAACTACAGCAAGTACTACGCAACACTGTTCCGCAAGAGGGGCTACACACTAATTAACGGTGTGTGGTACTACGACGCGGCGGGCCAGTACCCAGTTTACAACACAGCAAGTTAAGGACGCATCATGTACAAAGTTAACGCAACACTAAACACAAACGGCAAGGGCTACTGGAGCAGCACTGCTAAGGCAGTAGAGGTCACAGGTCTGCAACTTGCATACACAAACGATGAGCTGAGCTTTGGCGAGCTGCGTGTGCGCTTTACAGCAGCAACGTGGGACACAGCTAAACACGGTCTTATATACACAGACAAGCTGTTTATGACAGAGCTTAAAGCACTGCTTACAACTATGGGCTTTGATAGCAGCGATGTCAGCTACAGCGAGCAGGGCATGCAGGGAGACACCTACGTGAGCTGCGATGTGGGGGAACTGTTTATTAATACGTACATGCAGAACGCATGACCCTAAGGCCCGTAAGGGCTTTAGGATTCGGTTGACAGATTGGAATTTTGGTGCTATAATATACACATGAACTTAGAAAAGCCCACCCGTAAAAAGCGAGTCGACCGTACGCACATCATCTATGAGTTGCGTGTCAACGGTGCTAGCTACATAGGAGTCACTGCCAAAACAGAGACAACTATTAACAAGTCAGTGCTGGCTCGTGCGGCCAAGCACTTCTATCGTGCCAAGAAAGAGAACAAGGACTGGCTGCTTTGCCGGGCCCTGCGCTCTTTGAACGACAAGAGCGAGATAGAAGTACTAGTTCATGAGACCCTGCGTGGCAAAGCGGCTGCACACAAGCGGGAAGTAGAACTACGGCGTACACTGCGCCCAGAGCTGAACACAGACTGCAGGGGCGATTAAACAGGGGTTGACAGCCCTGCGGTTTGGTGCTATAATATACACTTACACACACAGAAGGAGCGAAAAATGGAACAAGCACAGCGTGAGTATTTTGTTAACCGTTTAAACGAGATTGCCCGAGAGAAAGTACAAGCCAAAGCAGAGGCACTGTTTGGCCCTACTGGCCGTCCTGAACAGCCTACATGGGGCATGGTGTTTGAAGGCATTGCCAGCGGCGAGATTACACTGAAAGAAGAAAAGCGGGACTACACTGGCCCCTACTTGAACCCTTCTGATGTTGTGTGGCCTGCTATGGAAGCAAAGGTCGCAGAGCTGGAAGCCTACCGTGCCACAGTTGCACGTGAGAAGCAGACGGCAATGGATCGTTGTATGCTGGACACAGACGCACAACAAGCCCTTACAGAGTTCCAGGGTATTTAAAGTATTGGTTGACACGGGCTCCGGCCCGTGTTATAGTACACACTTACACAAACAAATAAGGAGCGAAACTTATGGGTACACGATCAAGAGTAGCAGTCATGCATGGCGATGTCTGCAAGAGCGTCTATTGCCACTATGATGGCTATTTGGACTACACAGGTCGCATCCTGTTGGCCCACTACGATTCCACAGCAGCTAATCAGCTGATCGCACGTGGGGACAACAGTGGCGTCAAAGAGACACTGGAAGAAATGAACTTCTACGAAGATCGTGAAGCCCAGGGTGAGGATGTTAATGAGTTCCTGCAGAGCACTCCGTGGTCAGTTGCACACTCATTCGAAGAGTTCCTCGAGCAGGTCCAGGGCTGCTGTGGCGAGTACTACTACGTGATGCGAGACGGTGTATGGTATGCGGGTGCAGTCTACGACACAGACGGTCTGGTAAAGAACGGACTTGTGGCCCTTAAAGATGCACTAGAAGCCCTTCCAGTTGAAGGGTAATTAATTAGGGGTTGACAAACTCCCTAATTGAGCATATAATAGACACTATGTTAACAACACACACAGGAGCGAAAACTATGCGTATTACACTAGCACAAGGTCAGTACGGTGCCAAAAGCAATCAGATCTACCCAGGCATTGAACTGGATATGGTAGGGGACTTTGTCACCGAAGCCAGCAATGGTTGGGAAGGCTACATCAAGGCCCGTTCAGGCTACAACATCAAGGGTGGCGGCGAGACCTGTAAGGTACGATGCAACCAAAGTGATGTTCAAGCAATTGCAGGAGCTCCAGCAGGGGTTACAATGTTGCAGGCCCTTGCCAAGCCCACCAAGGCTGGCAAGAACGATGCTACTGTTACAGACTTCACACAGGTCAAAGTGCCAGACTCTGCTGTCGCAGACGAAACTGATGAGCAGATCATCGAGCGTACACGACTGCGCTTTGAGATCCTCAAGGATATGACCAAAGCAGTGAAAACTGGTGACGTTCGTGCTATGATTGTCACAGGCCCTCCAGGTGTAGGCAAGAGCTTTGGTGTTGAAGAAGTACTTGCCAAAGATGACCTGTTTGATATGATGGGCCAGCGCAAGCCCAAGTATGAGATTGTCAAAGGTGCTATGTCAGCAATTGGACTCTACTCCAAACTGTACAAGTTCAGCGATCCCAAGAACATTGTTGTGTTCGATGACTGTGACTCAATCCTTTTGGACGACGTTGCACTCAACATTCTCAAGGCCGCTTTGGACACTTCAAAGAAGCGTACCATTTCGTGGAACACTGACAGCCGTGTGCTACGCTCAGAAGGAGTGCCTGACAAGTTTGATTTCAAGGGTGGTGCTATCTTTATCACCAACTTGAAGTTTGAGAATGTGCGTAGCAAGAAGCTTCAAGAGCACTTGGCGGCACTAGAGTCACGCTGTCACTTCATTGACCTGCGTATGGACACAGACCGTGAGAAGGTTCTGCGTATCAAGCAGATCGTCAAAGATGGTATGTTGGATTCATACGAGCTTGAGGAAACGGCTAAAGATGAGATCGTTAATTTCATCCTTGAGAACCGTAGCCATATGCGAGAGCTGAGCCTGCGTACTGTTTTGAAGTGTGCAGACTTGAAGAAGAGCTTCCCTGCTAACTGGCAGAATATGGCTCGTGTAACTGTTATGAAGGGTATGGCATGATAGATACAGGATTGGGCTCAGCCAAAGAGTGCCAGTACATCGGGTCAGAGCAGATCAAGTGGCCTTTCAAGATGTGCGGGCAGAAGAGCATAGCAGGCAAGAGCTACTGTGCAGAGCACTACCATCAGATGTACAAGAAGGGATCCAGCAACACGGGTGCCAAGAAGATGGAGAAGTTGATTGATAGAGAACTAGCTGATTTGAAACGGCTACAAGAAATCGAGGAGATTGATAATGTTTGATACTATGTTAAAATTGGTCCTGGCCATAGCCGTGGTTGTGGTGTTGATCGCCATTGGCCCCTGGCTGGTGATCTGGAGTCTGAACACACTGTTCCCTGTACTGGCCATTGAGTTCACGTTTTGGACTTGGGGTGCTGTGGTGATCATGGGCACGTTCTTTCGAGCAAATGTTTCCGTTAAACGGAAGGATTGAGGTTGCATTGCTGAGCAGCAGGTGTTATTATAATAAGACGCTGTTAAAGAACAGCCTACAACAAAGGAAACTTAAAAATGAAGAGATTCAATCCAGAAACCAAGACTTTCAAAGTCTTCACAGCACTCTACAACGGTGCAGCCTTGACAGCATCCAAAGCCAAGCATGACTTGGGCGTTGGCAACTTGAGCGCAGAAGTTAGCCGCATCAAGCAGAACGGTTATGCTGTATACAGCAACACCCGCAAGGCAGGTAACGG